TATACGCCGCCGCCTCCGCGCTCCTGACCGCCCTGTTGCGCCAAATCCGCCAATATCGGTTTGCCGATACGGGGTAAGGCAGGATAAGGCGTATCACGCGCATTCCCCTGCCGGTTGCGTCCACAGGCCGGCGCCCAATATCGGGCAGGCGGCGTGTGCGGCGCGGATGTATCCGTGCAGCCTTGCCGCCGTCATCGCGCCGGCTCCCGCCGCCGCGCGTTTTTCCGCGCGCTTTTGCCGGACTGCCTTGTTGCGGCAGGTTTTGCACGATTTGTAATAATAGACCCCCCCTTCCTTGCGCGGGACGGCATTAAACCCTTTCTCCAACGGCTTGGTCCCGCCGCAGGCCTTGCAGGTGCGCATTTCTTCCGCCATTTTGATTTTTCCTTTTGTTTTTATGTGTTTAATATCCGAAGCCGTCGAAGTCGTCTTCGCCTTTGCCGTCGCGCTTGCGGCGCAAAACCGCGTCGGCGGCTTCCACCAAAAGCCATACCGCCAACGTCGCCGCCCCGGCAAACGACAGCGCGGTGATGATGCTTAACAGGGTATCCATTGTTTTATTTCCTTTCGGTCGGTTTTATGGGTCGGGGTCGGATTCCCGCCGCCTCCGTCATTCCCTCGCAGGCGGGAATCCGGACCTTGGAACAACAGCAATATTCAAAGATTATCTGAAAGTCCGGGATTCCGGATTCCCGCTTTCGCGGGAATCACGGCGGTCGGGTTGGCGGGTCAAATGCCTCCGCCCGCCGTTTCAGGCGGCATCGGGCTTTCAGGGTGCGGGGCCCGCCCCGCTTCAGGCGGCATTTTTTCCAACAAATCTTCGACACAGGCGGCCGCCCACGCAAAATTGTCTTCGCCGTCGCGGATGTAATAAGCGGCGGAGATGACGGCAAGCAGCGCGGCCTCCGTGCCGCCGTCGAACCCGCAATCTTTCAGACCGGCGTACATTTTTTCATAGCGGCGGCATTTGAGTTTCTTGAACTTCGGCGCGTCGGCGCGTTGGCGTTCCAAGTACCGCAGGGCTTTTTCCAAGTCTTCGCGCCCGCCTTTTTCCTTGTGCCGCCAGATGTATTTGAAGGCGTTGCCGAGGTTGAAGTTGAGGTATTGCGCAAACCCGACGCACTCGAAGGCGCGGTTTTTGTAATAGCCCGGGTTGGTATTGCCGCCTTGTTGCGGCGCGGCTTCCGTCCGGACGGTTTCGGTTTGCGTGTTTTGCACCGTCATTCCGTATTTCCTTTCAAATTTGCGTTTTAACGCGTTTTTTAAATCTCGGGTAGGCTGGGATATTCCCAAAGCGTTTTACCCGCCTTCCCGCTCAAATCCGGCGCATTGCGGGGGGATATTCCCCAAGCACCGCCGTCCTTTTTGCGACTGCCGCCCCCGATGCCGTCTGAAACGCCCCGGCGGCGCAGGGATTGGTTCGCGGGTAGTACGTCGCTTTTTCCTCCGCATTCCGCGCCTTCGCGCATTTCGCAAAACCGCGCACCGGCGTGCCGGTGTTGGTTTTGAAGTCGGCATGGTTGCAATAGAAACAGGTTTCACGCATTTACCGGCCTCCCGCACTAGACACTGTAAGGGTCATATTCATCATGTTTGGGGGCTTGCCATGCCAAATCAGGCTCTTCCTCGAACTTCATAAATTGCCCTTTCCAGCCGCAAACCACCGTTCCCGTTTCGCCGTCCCGGTTCTTGGCGATAATCAGCTCGGCAATGCTCGGATTCTCGTTTCCGTCGTAGTAGCTTTCGCGGTGCGGCATGATGATGATGTTTGCGTCTTGCTCAATCGCGCCGCTGCCGCGAATGTCTGCCATGTTCGGGCGTTTGTCTGCCTGCTTTGTGTTTCCCCTGTTCAACTGGGCAACCAAGACGACGGGGATATTCAGCTCTGCCGCCAAGTTTTTCAAACGGCGCGATATATTCCCCAACTCCGCCACCTCGTCCCTCCCTGCCCTTGGCATGATGTGAAGGTGATCGACAACCAACAAATCCAAGCCGGTAGTGAGTTTTTTCTCCTTAGCCAAAAAGCAAAGCTCGTCAACGTTGAGCAGGTCGCAGTTCACGTCAAACTTCCACTCTTTCGCTTGGCTGACGTAAATCGGCATATTGGCGTAATCGCTTTGCGTCAGATTGCCGGTTTTCAGGTTCTGCATGGGGATATTGCACTCAGCCGCCATGCCGCGCCTTGCCAGCTCTACCGCGCTCATTTCGTAGCTTTGGAAATGAACTGCCTTGCCCTGCTTCAGCGCGAATCGCGCAATGTTTTCCGCCAAAACCGTTTTACCCATAGACGGACGCGCCGCAATCACAATCAGGTTTCCATCCGGCAAACCGCCGGTCATCCCGTCAAGCTTCATCAAGCCGGTAGGCAATCCGAAACGCACGCCGTCAAGCCTTTTGTCCAAACCGCCAATCAAATCCTCAACGGTCTGGCCGAATGTCTTGGTTTCACGCTTTACCGCGTCTTTGCCGGCTGCCGCCAATTCGTCGGCCGCCTTAGACAGCTTTTCTGCGACCGTCCCGCCGTCTTTGGAAACCGCGATTTTTTCAATCGCCGCCGAAGCCTTCAGCAAGCCGCGCTCGACAAACCTGTCGTTCACAATCCCAACGTACCGGCTGATATTCTTCGCGCTTGGGGTGTTTTGGTTCAGGTCTATCAAGTAAGCCAGGCCACCCGCGTTTTCCGCCTCGCCGCGCGCTTCCAGCTTGTCGTTCAGCGTGATGATGTCGATAGGCTCGTTTGCCGCCGCCATATCCAGCAGAGCGCGGAAAATAATCCTGTGTTGCGCCTGGTAAAACTTTTCAGGGGTCAGGATTGCGCACCGCGCAATCGCCGTCGGTTCAATCAAGATGCCGCCCAAAATGTTCTGTTCCGCCCCTACGCTGGCCAGTGATTGGACCGCTTCCGTTTCCTCGATTCGGTTCATGCCCTTCCCCTTGCCGCCTGGTTCGTTTTAGGCGGATGCCATTCAAGGATTTTGACGAAATTGCCCGCCTTGAAAATCCAATCGAAGCCGACCGCAAACCCTGTTTGGTTTTCGCCCATCCAAAACGGGTTCATCGCCACTTTCCGGAAGAAACCGGCAAACCAGGCCAAACCGGTTTCCTTGTCCCCGAACCTCACCTTGCCGTTTGGCGCCGCCGTTCCCAGCATCTCGCACCAGCGGTTTGCAATCGCCCGTTTGCGCGTGTCGTTCAGCACTTGGACGCTTGGCAACCGGCCGCCCAAAACTTCGTTGTACAAATCGGCGATTTCCTGAAGCGGTACGCCGTGGGTTTTGCGGCGGCGCGGAACATTCGCATTTTTCGGTTTTCCCGAAAGGCCGCCGTTGCCGTTACTGTCGCTTTCGGCCTTCGGCGAAGTCGGTTCGCCGGTTTCCCGCCCGCACGTTTCCGCGTCAGCGGAAACAAACGCGTCAGCGTTCAAACCGCCTTTGCCGTTTCCGGCGTTTGGGGGTAAGGGGGTATATACTGCTAAATCTTCTGTTAAATCTTCTGTTCTTATAACGGCTGTTGATTCCTCACTCCCCGAATGTTGATTTTGAAGTTCGGGGCTGTTGATATTGCATTTCGGGGCTGTTGGTTCCCCACCCCCCGAATGTTGATTTTGAAGTTCGGGGCTGTTGATATTGCATTTCGGGGCTGTTGGTTCCCCACCCCCCGAATGTTGCAACATCAAATCATCAAAAGCGTCTAAATTCAGTTTGTAGTAAATGCGGTGTTCAATTCGTTTTTCAGTCTCAATCAATACGCCGCGTTCCCTCAGCTTTGCCCGTGCCGTTCTTTGTTCCTGAACGGACAGCCCGGTTTCAATTTCAATTTCTTCCGCTGTTCGGTAAATGCCTGATTCATACTGCGTCTTATCGTTCCAGTAGAAGAAATGCCCGAATAATATTGCCGCATTTACACCGCCCAAAGGCTTTGCCAATTTCGGGTAATACGCGATTGGCCTGCCTGCCGCTCTCAAACTTTCAGACGGCTTCATCATCAACCCCTTTCACTTCTTCGACCCGCCCGTCCAACGCTTCCCGTGCCTTGCCCGCGCCTTCCGCCTGCATATGAGCCGGCACCGGCAAGCGGGCTCCGCGTATTCTTTGTTCCCGGCTCATGGTTCAATTCCTGACTTTGCGATTGAGTAATGGGCAACGGGATTTTTACAGTTACCGACCTTGTATTTCGGCTTGGCAAACACGAAGCCCCTGCCTTCCAAGTCGGTTATCCGTGCCGCAAGCTGCGTCACCTTCAGGTTCTGATAAGCCTCAAGGGATGTGATGCATCCCTTGTTACGGATGTAATCGACAATTTGTTTGCATTGCGTTTGTTTTTGATTCATAATCAAACCTCCTTTAAAGCGGTTCAAACAACCGCCCCCGCCCGTCATCCCCGACGGGTTTTTTTATTTGGGTTGGTCGTCTGTTTTCTTCGGGTTTAAAAACAAATCGGGATATTGCAGTTTTATTCGCGCCGGTATCCCGCGCTTCGACCAATTAAAAACGCATTGGGGGCTGTTTCCTGTTTTCCGCCCAATTTCTGCGTAACTGCCGATTGATTGCAGTAAGCGTTTGTCTTCATTGATTATTTCTTCCATAAGTAAACTAAATGTTTAAATTTAATACTAATATTAAACACTATGTTTAGATAAAAATCAAGTCTTGTGTAACAACATTTTGTTTAAATATAAGAAAATAATCACAACAGACAAGGAGTTGAAAAATGGAAAAACACGAGACAGTCATCAGACTTTTTGATGCGGCAAAAACAAAAGGGAAAAATACCCCTGCGGAGACGGCGCGTCTTTTGAATATCAGCCAACAAACTTTGAAAAATTGGGAGAGTCGTGGGATTTCTGCCAAAGCACTGCCTGAAGTGGCGCAAGTATTAGGCGTGTCAGAAACATGGCTGCGAACAGGCGAAGGCAGCCGAACCGCGCCCGTCCTCATCAACCCCGACCTGCCCCACGAAGTCAAAGACATCCACCGCCCGATGATGTGGAGCAGCAACGACCCGCTGCCCGACGATGATTATGTTTTCGTCCCCTACCTCAAAGAGAGCTGCTTCAAAGGCGGGGCGGGCGCGTATGAAATCCCCGACTACAACGGCTACC